CAAATCGTTCATCTATCTTGTCAAACCTTTTTTCTATTCTTATTAGGGTTTGATTAATATGTCCTACAGTTGTTTCAAGTATCGCTATTTTTACGTCATTATCATTTCTATAATTATGTTTCGGTTGCATATAATCCTCGTTTTTTATTTTGATTGGTTTTTCCATTAGCATGGTGCGTCCTTATTAATTTATCTCAGGTACTAATGTTTCTAGTTTCTTGTTACTTACAGACTTTTCTAATATATCCCTAACAACATCTTGTAAGGTTAGATCTTTATGTACGGATAATATCTTTAACTTCTTCCATACATCTTGGTGTACTTCTATATTTATGTTCTTAGTATCTTTTGCCATTTTATGTCCTTAGGTGTTTATGGTTCATATTTATATATGTTATGTAAGTTACATAAGCCGTATTATATCGCGACATCGCTATTTGTCAACATCTTTTTATTTTCTTCTATCTTTATTTTTATTCCTTGTCGAATAATTTCAGCCATAGGAACCTCAGTAAGATAAGCTAATTTACGTAAATTCTTGTGTGTTTCAGGGTCTAATCTAATAGGAACAATTTTTGGTTCTATTTTTTTGGCATTCATTTTGTTTCCTTTTTATGATTTGTATATCTATATTTTGGATGATATAGTATACGTGATCTTATATCAAGGATGATTTATGGAAAACGGGCATTTATTTTATAGTGCTATCAAAAGATTAATCGAGAAGTATGCGCATTTTAATAGTGGTGCTGATTACGATAAGTTTGTTATGGAATTGGCGAGCTTACTTGAAATATAATCGGGAGCTACATGGAGTTTAACGGGGAGGTTAGCGCCTCCCCATCGGATATAACAATGAAAAACAATGAATGCAGCACAATTTTAGTTGATTAGAAGGATATGTCAACTTTTTTTGCTGCTTAAGGAACTTATGAAACTACCGCCTTATGCTAAACCGCTTAAAGATTTAATCGATTCCAGATTGCGTCCAAATAATGATGTTTATGTATTTATAGGAAAAGATGCCTGGACAAAAGGTAAATCATTTTCTATCAGTTACCCTGAACGAACTATTGCTATTCCACCCTGGCAATCTCCCGAAAGTTTTATATGGGCTGTCAAACAATGTGATATTTTAATTGTGGATACAGGCTTTGCCGATGCTTCTTATATTCATGAATTAGTTTATTGTCTATACGAAAATGGCGCTAATAACGTTAGGCTTGTTACGCCTGATTTTTCTATTGTTCTGTTTAAAAAGGATATTTAACATGGATGACATAAAAGATACTAATTTTTCCTCTATTAAAAATAAATTTAAAAATGAAAAAGTTGTGCCACTTGCAGCTTTTAAGAAAATCGAAATTGAAAATGTTTCGGCTGTTCAGCAGCGCAAAATCGATTGGATGTGGAAAGACATTATTGCTTACGGAAAAATGACTCTATTTGCTGGAGAGCCTGGCGTTGGTAAGTCTCAACTTTTGCTTTATATCGCTAGTATTGTGAGTAATGGCGGACGCTTTCATCAAGAAAATAAACTTTGCGCCAAGAATAGAGTTCTTCTTATTTCAGGAGAAGATAATGCGGACGATACTATCAAACCTCGATTAATGGCGTTAGGCGCTGATTTATTAGCAATTGATTATGTCAAAGGGATTAAACAGACCGATAAAAACGGTAATGATTACTATGACACCATTTGTATAATTGAAGATTTAGTTGATATTGAAAAGAAAATAATCGAAAACAGTTATAAATTGATTATTATAGACCCTATTTCTATGTATTTAGGATCGGTTGATGAAAATAAAAATAAAGAAATAAGATCGGCACTTGGTAGGCTTACTGCACTTGCTGAACGTCACAATCTTTCTATTATTCTTAATTCTCACTTTTCTAAGCCCTCTTCAGGTGGCGCTAAAAATGCGGTATATCGCGTCATGGGTAGTATTGGTTTTGCGGCGGCAGCACGTATCGTATTTGGTGTTATGAAAGACCCTGAAGATGCAGAACGTAGATTATTTTTGCCCATAAAAAACAATATTGGGCAAGATAAAGATGGATTTGTGTATAAAATTAAACCTGTGCTTGTCGATGGTTCAATTGAGACAAGTAAGGTTGAGTGGTTTAATGAAAAAGTTACTCTTACCGCTAATGAAGTTTTAAATAATGGCGCAGAAAGCAAAGCCTCTCCTCGTCTAGAGGATGCAAAAGATCTTCTCATTGAGATGCTAAAATTTGGAGGCGCATATTTATGCGATATATTAAAAGAAGCTAAAAAAAGAAAAATTTCAGTTGATAGAATCTATCTAGCTAAAGATGTATTAAAAATTTATGAAGATCCAGGATGTTTCGGTAAGAAAAAGAAACGTTGGATGCTTTCTCCCGATTCTCCATAAAAATAAATTGTTCAATGTTTTGTCTTCTTGCTGATAAATCTAAAAAAAATAATGTACAGTTTCCTTAAGGAAATGGCATTATTTTATTCAAAATTTATCTTTCGGCTATTCTCGCTATGTTTCTACCGAATGACCGAAAGATCATAGAAGCCTTGATACGCAAGGGTTTGATCTTTCGGTGCTTGACCGAATGACCGAATAATATTGTACATAATTTGTAGTGTATTTTTTAAGAGCATGTTTCGGTCATTCGGTCAATTCGGTCATCTTACCGAATAATTAATATATTAATATAATCATATATATATAATAATAAAAAGGGATGTTTCGGTGATTCGGTGGGTTTAGTGTATAGTGTGCCGAAAGATAAATTTAATTATTAAGAAAAAGAGAGGGTTAATCATTGGAAATTTATAGCGAGTGGGAAGATATAAACTATTGTGGTAAAGATATTACAGAAAGAATGAAAGTTATTGGGGGATGGATAGTTAGAAATTTTTCTGAAAATCAAACAACTCTTTGTTTTGAATCTATAGCTATGGTATTTGTGCCAGACCCTGAACATAAATGGATAATTATTAGAGATTAAATAATAGATCATGGACGATCGAATAGAGTTTTTAAGGAAGAAACTAAAATGCAAATGGCGAATTCATGTATTGCGATTGCTTATTGTTCGCTATTATTTAGAGAAAAAACCGGAATTGGTTTCTAAGACCGAAGAAATACTTAATAGCCAATTACGAAAATATCAATTCAAAGTCGAGAAGCTTATTCGTCTTTGGCGTAAGGTTTCGCCAGAAGTGAATTGGATTGTGACTTGTATTGATTGCGGATATAGACCACCATTTTGCGAGTGTGAACGTTCCACATAGAACATTAAGGAGGCCAAGGATGGCCGCTTTCAGATTAAAAGCTCAGGTCATGAGCGAAGATTTAGGACAAATGGCACTTGTTAAGTGGTGCCGCTTGATGAAGATACCGGTTATTCATATAGCTAATGAGGGCAAAAGGAGCTTCGCAATGGCGTCTTGGCTTAAAAGCATGGGTATGAGGGCTGGTGTTGCAGATCTCTTTATAGCGAGGCCACGATTGCCTTATGCGGGGTATTGGATTGAGATGAAGAGGGCAGGGAATAAACCAACGGCTTTGCAGACACTCTTTTTGGAAGACATGCGTTTGGAAGGTTATAGAGCCGATTGGTTCGACGATTGGATGCAAGCGAAGGAATCTATTGAAAAATATCTTGATATGAAACTATAATTGCTATATATTCCTTTAATCCTCGTCTTCATACCCAATCTCGCCCCGTCACGGGGCTTTTTTTGTTATACTAGTTTGGTCTGACAAGGCATTGTGTTTATCTGCCCGCTATGATGGCGGGCTTTTTTTTAAATGGAATTTTTAAAATGGTCAGTCGTTGTTGTAAACAAGAAGTATTTGCGTTGGTTGAATATTATGCTTGTAGTCGTTGCCATTTTCCCTGTGATATAGTTTGTATTAACATTCATAAGGATAATGCACATGAACTCAGACATGAAAGTCAAATTGAGAACGCTTTTAATTAAACACGAAGATTTAAAGTTGCTTCCGTATCGCGATGTTTTTGGAAATATAACCATTGGAATAGGGCGCAATCTTACAGGTCGGGGCGTTCTTCCAACAGAAGTCGATATGATGTTCGATCATGATGTGGATCATTTCTTTAATTTCTTATCTCTAGCTTTTCCTTGGTTCAATAAACTTAATGAAGCTCGTCAATGCGCACTTGTTGATATGTGCTTTATGGGCACTAAAACTTTTCTTGAATTTAAAGAAATGATTGCTGCTCTGGAAAAAGAAGATTTTGAGCGCGCAGCGCAAGAAATCATTCATTCTCATTATGAAGCCGAAGTACATCAACGGGCACATGATATCGCAGAAATTATTCGAACGGGTAATTTATGAATGAATTAATTGAATTAGTAACAAAATTTTCTCCTATATTAGCATCTCTTTTATCAATTAGTAATCCGTTCGCAGGCGTCATTGTTTCTGCAATTGCAGGGAAATTTAATGCCAATAGAGATAACTTGCAAGATATAATTAGTAAAATAAAATGTGACGAAAATGCTGATAAAAAGTTACAAGAGATACAAATGTTACATGCAAATTCTATAGCTAATATTTATTTGGCTGATAAAGATAGTGCGCGGGAACGGGAAGAAAAAATAACAAAAACTTTAAAGAAACGTGATTATGTTATGGAGGGAATCGCGGTCGCAGTCGTTGTTGGTTATTTCGCAATGTGCTGTCTTACTGTTTTCTATTCAATACCCCTGGCTGACCACGATATGCTTAATATGCTGTTTGGGCAGCTTATGGGGGGTTTTATGATGGTGCTTAGTTATTATTTTGGTTCTTCTAATAAATGAGGATTTTCATAAATATTTCCAGCTAAAATATTCCTATTATCTAATGAAACGTATAAATTATCCGAACCTGCATAATAAAGGCCGTTTATATAAAAAACTTCTTTGTATTTCGGTAAATGTTTAATCATTTTAAAAACTAATATATCCCCTTCATATATTTCATTTTCTTTGTGGTCATGTAATCCAGTAAATTGATTTTTGTATCTGTGATTAATGTATTCTGGATTCCAGTATTTATTATCAGGCGAATATAACCATTGAGGCTTAGCCACATAATAATCTTTTTTGATTTCCATATTGAATTCCCCAATATACCATTTTTCGTAACCTACTATTTTTTTTTGTTCATCTAATAATCTAAATTTTATTTCATTCATTTTTTGTTATCCAAATAAAATTTATAAAATGATAATGCGCGTTTTTTCACACTTGTTTGGGTTTCGCCTAGTTTTTCCT